AGTATCTTGATACTTTAAGCAATAAATATGAAATGGTAACTTATTTTGAAGATTTTAAAGAAGATGAGTTGCATTTTTTAAGAAAGACTTTACCAAAATTCAACGAATATTGGGGGGAATATTTATGATTGATAAAGTATTATTTTCAAAAAATTCTGATGAGTGGGAAACACCACAAAATTTATATGATAGATTAAACAACGAATTTGAATTTAATTATGATATTTGTGCTAGTCATGAGAATACAAAAGTAAAAACATTTTACACAACTAAAGACCAGAATAGTTTAAATTATGATTGGTCTATGTTGCTAAAAGATGAAAATAATTTTGAACCTTTTATATGGTGCAATCCACCTTATTCAAAAATAGGTGATTTTGTAAAAAAAGCATATGAAGAGAGCTTGAAAGGTTGTACAGTTGTTATGTTAATTCCTAGCAGAACAGATACGAAGTATTGGCACGACTACTGCATTTATGGTCAAATACGATACATCAAGGGTAGATTAAAGTTTAATAATTCCAAAAATTCTGCACCTTTTCCTAGTTGTGTTGTTGTGTTTAGTCGTAGATATGGGTTATTAAATAAAAATGATTTATCAATGAGTCAAACTTTTTATATACAAAAAATATCAATGAAAAACAAAATAAAGGGATAGATAGATGAAAAAAATACAGGACATTTTAGAAAAATTAATAGACGAGCTAAACACTCACGAAAATGTTAATCAGTATGTATATGATTTAATTGAAGAAATAGAAATAGAATTAGTACAACCTATTGAAATATATAGAAATGAAGAACGATTTATTTATGACGTTCAACCAAATTATAATTGGACAACTATAGATAAAAATGAAACGAATGAAACGAATGAAACGAAATCTAAAATTAACCTTGAAAAATTAACGAAATAGGTTACAATTAATTAAATTTCTTCCTAGTGATCCCCTAGATTTTAACGAGTTTAGGGGATTTTTTTTGACAAAATAAAAAAAAGTTTGACAATACATTTTTAAATACTTAACATAGGTAAATATGGTAATAGATGATAAAATAAGAATTAAACAATTAGAAAATGAAAATGCACGTTACAAAAGAGCATATCATATTTTAATGGATTATTTTGATTATTTAGATGATGATTTAAAAGAGCAGTTAGATAGAAGATTAGACGCAGAGGTTGATTTATGATGACAAAAGAAGATTTACATATGCACATGGCTCATATGCGGTTAGTCAAAATGAATAAAGTATTAAATGGATATTGCACCTTAATTGATTATTTAAAAACGCAAATCAATAATTTAGAAGATTTAGGTTTAGATGACAATAAAGATGGTCTGCATGGATTAGCGTTAATCTATCAAGATTTATGCAACGCTAAAGATTATTTTGAAAAAGAATACGAGATGCAGAAAACTATTTGTGAGAATATGTAATGAAAATATCAAATAAAAAAGCTAGTTTAAAATGTCATAGATGCCACTATTATTTCAAATATACGGAAATGTATGCTATTGGTCATAAATTTGGTCAAGTGTGCGGTCGTTGTCATGACATAACAATGGAAGAGATGATTAATGAACAAAAAAAAACGTAAAGTTATAAAGTTTAAACCTAATTTTAATTATGGCGGTTATGATCGCTCTATTTGGTTAGATAAAGTAAAAGCAGATGAACATATTGATGCTTTACCTTGTGATACTGAGAGAAAAGATGATGAATAAGTTTATAGCGGTGCTATGGCAGTGCTACAATCATGCTATCATTTTGCTAATGGCAAAAAATAGCTATACATATACATATACCTATACCAATACTTATACCAATACATACAAGATAGTAACAACAGAGTAAACCAAAATGCGGAAAACAACTAGAGAAGAACAATCACCAATATTTAGATTTTATGCAAAAGATTGGATAAGTAGTCCAGATAGACTTAGATTATCTTTAGAAGAGCAAGGTGCATATATCTTGTTGTATTGTTTTTGTTGGAGAGGTTTTCAAATTGAGTTAGATTTTGAAGTTCTAAGTCGTATGTGTAATTGTAGAACAGAAAAGATTGAAAAGATATTTCCACGAATAGAGCATTTATTTAGCAAAATAGAACGTAATAACAAAACTTATCTTGTATGTATTCAAGCGGAAGAAGAAAGAAAAGAGCAAGCTATAAACAGAATTAAAAAACAAAAAGCAGGGAAACTTGGTGCTAAAATTAGGTGGAGTAAATAATGGAGATAATTATAGTGTACATGATTATAGGAATATCTTGGTATTATTGGGATAATTTAAAATGATGTACAGAGAATTTTTAACTGCTTTTGGAGATCAACATAGCTTCCAAACTTTTGACGATAAAGGTAAGAATAAAACACTTATAAAGCAATTACATGGTCATATTGATGAACATATTGATGAGTTGGCTATGCTAAATCAAAAAGGTGCAGGAGTTTATTTTACTGTAAACAAAACAGATTTGCAGGGAAGAACAACAAAAAACATAGAGCAAGTAAGAGCGGTATTTTGTGATTTTGACGGAACACCACTTCCAGAAAATTTTGATGTATTACCTCATTTAATTATTAATACCTCTTTAGATAAATACCATGTGTATTGGTTGGTTAAAGATTTACCTTTAAAAAGTTTTACATTATATCAACAAGCATTAGCTAGTAAGTTTGGAAGTGATCCTGTAGTGAAAGATTTGCCCAGAATAATGAGAGTTGCAGGATTTTATCATAATAAGAAACAACCATACCCTGTTAAAATAGTAGAAGAACGCATTATGGGTGCATACACAAAAGACGAAATAAGAGATGGATTTAATTTAGTTAGACCAAAAAAAAGAGTATTTAAATTTAATTCAAATTATAAGCATACATATAATGGTGGAGTTACAGGGGCAACGCAAGGCGATAGACACGCACGTTTAGTTAGAATGGTAATATCAATTATTAAACGTGGTGAAGATTATCAATATGCAAGAGGAGAAGTTTTAAAATTTAACAGTATGTGTAATCCACCAAATTCTCAACAAGAGGTTTTATGGCATTTAGACGATATGTGGAGTAGATATGCAACTGCGTGAGTATCAAGATTTTGCAATAGAACAGATAAAACAAAAATTTCAACAAGGAAATAAAAAAGTTTTATTAGTTGCTCCAACAGGTAGTGGCAAAACTGTTATTGCAAGTCGTATGATAGAAAAAGCAACACAAAAAAATAAAAGATGCTTGTTTGTTGCTCACCGCAGAGAATTAGTTACACAATGTTCAAACAAATTGCATGAGTTTGGAATAGATGCAGGAGTAATAATGGCAGGCATTACAGGTAGTTGGGTTCATGACACGCAGGTTGCAAGCATACAAACTTACAATGCTAGAAAAGATCGTGATGATTTTCACAAACCAGATGCGGATCTGATTATTTTAGACGAAGCACATAGATCAACAAGCGATACATTTAAGAAATTATTAGAAGAATATCCAGATGCTTATGTCGTGGGATTAACTGCAACACCAATTAGAAATGACGGAAAAGCGTTAGGCAATATTTATGATGAATTAGTAGAAAGTAGTAACATTAGAGATTTAACTGCACAAGGTTATCTTGTTAAGAATAGGGTTTTTGCCCCTAGTATTCCAGATTTACAGGGATTAAAAATTTCTATGGGTGATTATGATAAAAGACAATTAGATAAAAGAATGAACAAAACAAAGTTAGTTGGTGATACTGTAAGCCATTGGATTAAATTTGCAGAGAACAGGCCAACAGTTGTTTTTGCTAGTAGTATTGCTCATAGTAAATACATAGCTAATATATTCAATCAAAACGGAGTGCCTGCAGGACATATTGATAGTGAGATGAATGATGAAGATAGAGAGCAAGTGTTAAAAGATCTTCAAGAAAATAGAATAAAAGTATTATCAAACTGTATGATACTAACAGAGGGTTGGGATTGTCCAAAAGTTTCCTGCGTTGTAATTTGCCGTCCTACTAAATCTTATGGTATGTATTTGCAAATGGTTGGCAGATCGTTAAGACCGCATCCAGATAAGAATGATACTTTGATAATAGATCATAGCGGTTGTATATACGAACATGGATTCCCAGAAGATGTACCAAAATGGGAATTAAAAACAAACAAGGAAAAAGAAAAAAAAACAAGAGATCCTAAACCTATAGACAAACAACCCTACACTTGCGTTAAATGTGATTTTGTTTATAAAATGACTAAGGAGAATCCAGAATGCCCTAATTGTTCTCATGTTCCTACAAAAAAAGAAGAGATTATGTTGATTAAACAAGGAAGATTGATTGAGTTACCAAAAATGAAAGAAACAAAAGCAGAAGATAAGAAAAGGTTTTATGCCCAACTATTGTTTATTGCAAAACAAAAAGGGTATAAAGAGGGTTGGGCAAGTCATACTTTTAGAGAAAAATTTCATCACTTCCCTCATTCTAAAATGGTCTTGCCCATACCACCTACTAACGAAGTGTATAATTTTATTAAGCATTTACAAATTAAAAAAGCTAAATCAAAAGGAGTTAGATTATGAGTGAACAAGAATTAGAAAAACGTATGCATGAAATTAGAAAAATTGGTGAATCATATGCAGAAGCTAAAGCTAACCTAAATTATCTTGAACATTATAGAAAAATAAGGTTGGCGCAAATGATGAAACAAAAAATGTCAGAAACTAGTAATATGTCAGTTGCAAAAGCTGATTTAGAATCAAGGGCGGAAGAAGAGTATGTTAAATTATGTCAAGATTTAAAAGATGCGGTACAACAAGAATCCAAACTTGCATGGGAAAAGAAAATGGTAGAACTTAAATTTGAGTTTTGGAAAACAAATCAAATTTCCGCTATGAGTGAACGTAAAAAGTATGGGTAAAAAGAAACCAACACTTAAAGAGCAAAAACATATGGAGAAAGTTGCAAGCATTGGTTGTATAGCTTGTCGCAAATTAGGAATTTATGATTCACCTGCAGAAATTCACCATATAAAAAATTTTACAGGAGCAGGAAAAAGATCGAGTCATCTGTTAGTTTTACCTTTATGTCCTAATCATCATAGAAATTCTAACGAAAGTTATCATCATTCTCCTAAAAAATTTGAAGATCGTTTTGGCAACCAAATAAAGCTCCTAGAAGAAGTTTTAGATCTTTTGGGCAGTATCAATCCTTAAACCACTTCAACCACTCTCCTGCGGTCTTATCTTTGTGCCATTTTCTCCAATGTGGTTCAGTTATACATACATACCATTCAAATTCATATTTTTGTTTTAATTGGTGTATTGCTATTTTACAATCATCATATAAATTGTGAAAAACTACCGCTTGTTCTTTTGGAAAAGTAAGTAAAGCAACAACAACAAATAATGTTTTCATTTTAAAAAATTAAATCTGGTCTAATATACTCTAATTTGTAATCACCAAAACTTGCAATTTGATATGCTCTTAATTGTGGTATAACTTCCCACTTAGAAACTGCAGGGTGAGATATATTTAATTTTTCAGATAAATTTTTACCACCATACTTGGCTACAATTTCTCTTTTTCTTTGTATTGCTAAATCGTATTTATTACTCATAATGTAAATCTATAAAAAAAATTAACATATGTCAATATTTAGTTGACTATATAATTAATAAATATATACTTAACCTAAGTAAAAAATATATAAGGAGTTATAATGAGTTTAGTAATATCAGAAGAACAAAGTGAATCTAAGTACCCAACAATACCTTTAGGAGTTAGTAAAGCTAGATGTGTTAGCGTGATAGATTTAGGTACACAAGAAAATAATTGGCAAGGAGAAATATCTTGGAAAAGGCAAGTGTTGTTTGAATGGGAAGTTCCAGAGCATACTAACAATAATGGCGAGCCATTAACTATAAGTAAATTTTACAACGTATCTTTTTTTGAGAAATCAAATCTATCTAAAGATCTAACCTCATGGAAAGGCAAGCCATTTAGTCCGCAGGAAAAAAAACAATTTAATATGGGCGATATGTTAGGTCAAACTTGTCAAATACAGATAATGGAAAAAGATAATGGTAAGCAACAGATTGTAAGCATTATGCCATTAAAAGAGCCAATGACGGAACAATATCATAAGTCTAAATTATTTAGTATAGAAGATTACCAAAACGATAGAAAAGAAGTATTTAATCAGATTAGAGAGGGTATTAGAAATATTATATTAAGATCTAAAGAATTAACTACTGAAGAGGCAGATACTAGTGGCAACGTACCATTTTAAAGACGGCATGATTGAATACATAAATAAGGACGGATATATTGTAGATCACTTTGGCACAATAGTAAAAGACCATAAAAATAAAGATATTTTTGTGCCAGAGGATTATAGAAAATATTATAAATTGTGGGGTAAATAATGGTTGAGTACATAATACTTACAATATGGATTGAATATAATAATAAAATACATGAACGCTATAAACTAGTACCTGCACCATGTGAAACTGCGGTTAATAAAGTTTATAAAGACTATAAAAATAAACAAGCAAGAGTTGTTGCGGTAAAATGTGATGGATATAAAACTTTTGAAATAAACAAACCACTTATGGAGTATTATCGTGAAAATAACTAATCATTCAAACTTACCTGCCTGTTTAGTAAGGGCAGTAGAAAACGATCCTTATGATGCGTCAAAGTCAGATATATCTACAACACGCATAATTGCACCACCACGAATAAGGATCTTGGAAAAACGTAATTGGGATTTATTAGAGGAAGATGTATCAGATAGAATATGGTCATTACTTGGTCAATCTGTACACCATATAATAGAAAGATCCGCAAGGAAAACAGATATAGCAGAAAAAACTTTGTTTTATCAAGATGATGATATAACTAATGGTTGGAAAATTTCTGGTACATTTGATTTATTAACAGGCGAGGGCAATCTTATAGATTTTAAAACTACCTCTGCTTATTCCGCTATTAGTTCTTCAGAAAGTGGTAAACCAGAATGGGAGCAACAATTAAATATATTAGATTTTCTATGTAGAAAAAACCAAAATGAATTAACTGTTGGTAGTAAAAACATACAAGTAAAAGATTTATCTATTGTTGCAGTTTTAAGAGATTGGTCTATTAACAGAGTAGAAAAAGATGATAGATACCCTAAAAAACAAGCTATGACTATTCCTATTAGAAAATGGACAAATCAAGAACAAGAAGATTTTATTAGAGAACGTATTAAATTACATCAAGACTCTGAAACTGCAGAGAAACTTCCATTATGCACCGCAGAAGAGCGTTGGAGAAAAGAAGATCAATATGCTGTTATTAAAGATGGTAGAAAAACTGCATTACGATTATTGCCTACCAGAGAAGATGCACTACAATATTTAAAAGATAAAAATATGATAGAAAATAAAGGTTGTGCTATTGTGCATAGAGCAGGAGAAGATGTTAGATGCAAAAATTACTGCAAAGTTAATCACTTTTGTAGTCATTATATGGGTGTAGATACTTAACTAAAATACACTTGATTAACCCACGATCTAGTCTAACATATGAATTATGTGGGATAACATTAAAGATAAAATTCAAGAAGTTGTAAGTAATTGGACTATTTATAATTGGGTAGAAATTACTTTATTGCTTCTTATATTGTGGAATGTTTGGTAAGTAACCCAAGAAACGAAGGTTTTTTATGTTTCAAGCACTTCTAGGACCTGTTGCAGATTTAGCATCTACTTGGATAAAAGGAAAGCAAGAGAAAGCTAAACTTAAAACACAAGTAGAACTTACTAAACTACAAGCAACTAAAAAACAAATAGAAACTGACGGATCTTGGGAAGATAAAGCCATGTCAGCCGCAGACAATTCATGGAAAGACGAAGCATGGACATTAACTTTTATTTTTATAATATTTGCTAGCTTTGTACCTGCACTTCAACCTTATATGCAACAAGGATTTTTGTTTCTTAAAAACGATTGTCCAGATTGGATATCGTACGGAATTTTAGCGAGTATTGCAGGGTCGTTTGGACTTAAAAGTATAGCTAAAATAAAAAAATAATGTTTCATAATTTAGAGCAACTTAAAGAAAGAATTAAAATTCATGAAGGTTTTTGTGATACTGTGTACAAAGATACATTAGGTAAACGAACTATAGGATATGGACATTTATGTACAGATAATGAAGAATGGAAAGATGGTAAAGCATATACAATAGAATATCTTAATGATGTTTTTGAAGGTGATTTTAATGAAGCTGTAAGACAAACAGAACAATTAATAGGTAACTTAGTATTACATAAAGAAGCAAATGAAATTATTATAGAAATGGTTTTTCAATTAGGTATGAGCGGTGTTAGTAAATTTAAAAAAATGTGGGCAGCGTTAAAAGATCAAAATTATACAGAAGCTGCAAACCAAATGCTTGATTCTAAATGGGCAAAACAAACCCCAAATCGTGCTAAAGATTTATCTGAAATCATGCGAGGTCTTGCATAATCCCCAAAATATGCTACTTTTATACCTGTGGATAACTTAGGTAAATAAAATGTATAAAAGAATACTAGTTATTAGTGATATGCATATACCCTATCATCATAAAGATAGTTTTGCATTTCTTAAAGAAATAAAAAAAGAATACAAACCAGATTTTATTGTTAACATTGGTGATTTATTAGACTTCCATGCAATTAGTATGCACTCTCATAACCCAGACTTACCATCAGCAGGTGATGAGTTACGACTTGCAAAAGAATATATTAAAGAATTAGAATCTGTATTTCCTAATATGATTGAAGTAGAAAGTAATCATTCTAGTATGGTCTATCGTAGAGCATTAAAATATGGAATGAGCAAAGAATTTCTTAAAAGTTATGGAGATTTTCTTGGTACAAAAAAATGGAAATGGACAGATGATCTTACAGTAGAAATGTCTAATAAACAAAAATGTTTTTTTACACATGGCAGAGCAACAGATGTTCTTAAAGTATCACAAACTATGGGTATGTCAGCAGTACAAGGGCATTACCATACTAAATTTCTTATACAATGGTGGGCAAATCCAGACAATTTATACTTTGCTATGAATGTAGGTTGTTTAATAAACCAAAAAAGCATGGCATTTGGTTATGCTAAAAACTTTAAAACACGATTTATTGTAGGTTGTGGTATAATTATAGATGGAGTTCCAAGATTATTACCTATGATATTAAATAAAAAAGGTAAATGGATTAAAAGTTTAGTATAACAAAATATAAAATTCCATTAATATAAAACCTACAACTCCTATACTAGCTGCAATCCACATTAACATATTTAATCTTTTTTGTCTTTCTTCTTGTTGTTTTTTTAATGCATCTTTATGTGCTTTTCTTTGTCGTGCTATTTCTTTTTGTAACGCTTCCCATTGTACTAATCCATCTGGTGCATATAATAAAAATATTTCCCTTAATTCTTTACGCATTTTTTCTATTTCCATTTTGCGTAAATGTGCGGCAATAGCATTTTTTTCAATACTACTAAACTTACCAAACATACTTTTACCCTTATTACTAGAATGAGTATCTATATGAGCCTCTGCATCTGCCCATTTCATAATAGGACTAGCAAGATCAGTTAAATCTTTTCCAACTTTTATACCTTGTTGTATTAAAGATATTGCCGATTTAGTTGCGGCAAATGCAGTTAACGGATCTATTAACATAGGACATTATGCTTTCTTATTATTTTGTGCAAATTTTCTTGCAGATGAAACACTACCAAATCCCCATTTTTTTAATGCTAATGCTTTACGAGTAGGTCGACCTTTACTATCTTTCATAGGTCCTTTCATGCCTGCAAATCTTGCGGCAAAACTAACTCGTCTTGGATTTTTACCAGTTTTAACAGGAGGTTTTAAATTAGCACCTTCTTTGCGTTTAAAATATTTTCTACCTGCTGCTGTTAATCCACCTGTTTTACTTTTATGTTCTTTTCTCATATTGCTTTCATTACAATTACTAATATTAAAGATGCTGTAGATATTGTAGATGCCATAATTAACATCTCAAGTCTTTTTATTCTACCTTCTAATTTTTCTAATTGCATTTTTGTCATATCTCTATACACAGCACATTCTCTTTCGTGTGCTTCCATCTCAGCGGCTACATCATGGATAGTTCTAGTGGCCATTTTTTTTGTAACCCCATCTGTTTTCAGATTTATCCCATACACCCTTCATAGTTTTAGGTATCTTAATTAAAAAATTACCAAATTGAATAAGATTTTTAGTAATCATCATCTTTTATAACCCTCAATATCTTCATCATCTGGTAATGTGTCCATTGTAGCTTTAGTCTTAACTGATCCATCTTCATTATATTCTGTAACAAACAATGCTTTTAATTTATCAAGAGTATCGCAATCACTTATTGCTTGTAGTATTTTATCAGCTTCTGTTCTTACAGATGCCCTGTATGTAGTAACTGCACTTGGTATAGATTTACTAGAATCTTCAGCTTTTCTTACTACCATCCAATCTGTAGGTGCTAATAAACCAGATGCTTGTTTTTGTATTTGTTCTGTATATATGGTTTTCAAACCTTTAGTTGCTACATCTCCTACATCTTTACCTTCTGGAATAATACCATCAGTTTTGTTTTGAGAAGTATATAAAGTATCAGTTATTTCTTTATCTTTCTTATTAATAGTTTCTGTAACTGTACCTTTAGAATCATCTATTTTATAGGATGTAGTTGTTGCAGTTTCAAACTTATTATCTGGTGTTGATCCAGATATAAACTCATACACACCAATATCTTTTAATTGTGATTTAGTCCAATGTTTAAATATATCTTTTGGATGAACAACATCTCCTACTGTAATAGGTTTATTGCCATTACTTATTTCTATTAATTGACTATTTTTAACTATTGCCCACATAATATCTCCTTATATCATATTTATCATAATTTATCTAGCTGTTACTGGATTTGTACCATCTCCAACAAATGGATGTTCAGCAAATGCCATGTAATAAGTGTCAACCCCACTATAATTAGCACCATATCCAGCTTCTTGTCTTACTTTAAATCCATTACTTAAAAAATCAAAACCCCTACCAAAATTGCTGTAATCAGCATCAGTCCTATCTGGGTGTAAAAAGAGTGTAACTGGATTAATTAGACTTCTCGCAGCATCACATAAGTACCAGTTAGCAACATTATTTGCTTTGACTAGCAACCACTTAGGTTTAAATCCTGTATAAACAAATGGACCATCTGCATCTCCATTTCCTACAAACTTGCCAAATTTACTAAAACCAGGAACTTCATTCCAAGCATAACAAATCATTTTATTTCCAGACATATTTGTATTAAAATTTGCACCTAAGTTTATGACACTAGATGTTGGGAGAGTATTATTAAAAAAAGTTGTAGAGGTGTCATTTGCAATATTCAACTCAAGATATTGAAATGTATTTGCTGCAAAACTTTTAAGCCAAACAACCCAAGAACCATTTGGTGAGTGTGTTTCTAATGCTTTAATTATTATAAAATCTGGAGTTTGTGATAAACCATGTCCAATAGTTGCATTAGCTTCCGTTCCTGTGAACTGTATAATTGAAAAGCCAGCTGTAGAATTAACTTGGGTGGTTGTTGTAATTGAACCATCAGTATTTGTACTTGTTGTTCCTGAATTTGCTACCCAGTTCCAGCTTACAAAAGATTCCCCAGCTGTGTTAATTGCATCACTATCTTCAATTTGCTGACCACCAGCTAAAAACTTTTGTAGTCCATCTGTAACTGTTGATTCTGCATCAGCAATATCTGATGATAAAAGTAATTGTTTACCTCGTGAACTATCATACCATTGGTGAGAGTCAGTAGCATCTCTGTTCTTTGTCCACACTAATCCACTTATGCCTTTAGCTGTTTCTGGTAGGTTGTCCTGTTGTAAAGC